TGGTGCTGTGCCATTTCCACTCTGTGAGACAACAACGTAATGACGGTTGTTTCCAGCTGCACCAGCAGGCAACGCTTGACCATTGGTAAAACCAGCAGCTGAACCATCAGCTGTTACTGAATCCAGCAGGTTTGTGCTCGCGTCATACGTTCCAGCAAGAACGATCTCACCAGCGCTAATGCCGACAGGCTGGAAAACGTTGCCGTCCCACAAGAACAGATCTCGTGTGATTGGATTAAAGAAGAACTGTGATGTGAACTCAGCGGTTGGGGTCGTTTCGCTGATTTGCGCGACCGCATAATCTTTCAGCTTGCTGCCTGCAACAGCAGCAGAACCAATCCGGGCCTCAGGGAATGTTCCTGTAGTGACTTTTGAGGCGTCAATGTTTGGAATGTCACTGGCGGCTAGTGCCTCTGTTGCAGTGATATGGCCTTCAGTGTCAAACGAGACCTTGGCTGCCGTACCAGCAGTAATACTGTTGTTGTGGCTCACCTGACCGGCGGCATCAACACCCAAGCCCGATCCAGGCTTGATCACGCCAACAGTTGAAGACGTTGCAACTGGAACGTCAGCAGCTGCAATGACACGACCGCCGGTTACAAGACCGTTCGCGTCATATTGAACAATGTGATTTTCACTAGCCTCTGCAGTGACTGTGTTGTCAATAGTCAGCGTGTCACCAGACATCGCAAGGCCGTTGCCATTAACGATGACGCCACCTTTGGCAGAAGTGGTCGGCGTTGGCAGGTCAGTGCCAATGATGGTGCGATAACCAACAGTGCCGCCAGCACCAGTCGGTCCACCAAGGAACTGAGCGGCAGCGCTTGTATCGTCGAGCGTTGCAGCAATCGTGCAAGTATCGCCGCTGGTCGTTGACGTGATGTTGACAACACCAGTGGTGCTGCCGTTGACGACGTTGACCGACCCCGCGCCTTTAACGCTTACCCAAGCTGAGCCATTCCAGACATAAATTTTGCTGTCGTCAGTATCAAGCGCAATCTGGCCAGTAAACGCACCAGCAGCAGGAAGCGTTGTAACAAGGTCAACGGTTGACTCATCCGCAAGCTTGGCAGCCGTAACGCTGTCTGCAGCAAGCTTGGCGGTTGTGACGCCTCCGTCAGCAATGGCCGTTCCAGCAACACCGCCTGCACTAAAAAGGATCTTTGCACCGGGGATAGTGGCATCAGCGATCAACGTGACCGCATTGCCAACCAAGTCAGTGACTGTAATTCGCTTAGTTTCGCTTGCGCTGGTGTCCGCAACAGCAAGCTGATCCGCTGCCAGCAGATCACTGCCCGCCAAAGCTGGCAACTGACTAATCTTGAGATCTGCCATGAGGGTCTCTACCTAAGGCCAAGCGATGGCCTCAGTTTAAGGGTTCAGGCAGATGATTCCAACAGCAGCGTGTTATTGGTGCCCTGCTCTAACAAGATGTCATCAGCGTTCTCCTGCAGCAGCTTCTCGGGGACCTCAAGATCCATCCTGATCTCAATCGGCCCTGTTGTAATAAAATCAGCCTCTATTTGCACCGCATTTGACGGGGAAAACTGAACCGCGCAACCTGTCAAGACCCCTTCAAATTCATACCAAATCTCGTCATTGCTTGCGCTTGCAATACCGCTGGGGTTGTGGTCTGCACGTTTAATATAAAATCTTGCCTTAAACTGGCTGCCCACTCTGGTACGCAATTGCAGCTCTAAAAGATAATTAGGTAGCTCATTGTCTCCACTAGGGAGATACTCCCAAAAGCAAGACATTTTGCCTGAGCCTGACATCAACGTACTAATCCGGCTACGAAACTCATCTGACAGAGTTGTTGTATCAACTGTTTCGCGCTCAGTGTTCAGCTCATAGCCGTTGCATTGCACAAGCAAGCGTCGATCAGAGTTTGCCACTTTGACCCTGACTGGGATCGCATTTCCTGGAGTAGCAAGGGCAATCGCATTAGCTGAACCGCCGTTGACTGCATTAGAGAATGTTTCATACAGCCGGATGCCATCCAGTTCGTCTACATAAATGAATCGTTTAATACTGGTGGCCGTGTAGCCATTAATAAAATCAAGTGCTGAGCCGTCGGTGCTCGTAATTTCAACTTGATCACCACTCAATAACTGGCCATGCTCAAAGTCAAAGCTAAACCGCTTTGCCGTTGCATTAACGTCCGAAACGTTGATCGTAGATAGCAGCTCGCTACCGTCAAACTCACGTTGCAGCTCTACATCACCAAACGTGCCTAAATAAACGCTCATGAGATCGATGCAGTAGAAAGCGCACCCGTTCCAGTGAATGAAATGTCAGCACGGGTGATCTCGCCTGTTGATGCTCCAATCGTTGCGCTTGTAATGTAAGCAGTTAGCTTGATGTCGTTTTCATCCGTTCCATCCACCCAACGCAAGGTCAGTTCAACAGTGTCGCTGCTTGATACGCCTCCAGTACCTGTTCTGATCAACTTGTTTAATAGGTTTGCAGTGTTAATCCTCCCAGAATCATCCTTGTAATAAAGCAAAGATGCGTTTCCTGAATAACCCAAAACGCCAGGGCTATAACTACGTAAGCTATCGCCAAGTGTTGTTGTTTCGAGCGTTTCTAAATCTGCCTGCAGGCTGAAATTAACGACCTTGGCGAGGGTCGCTCCAGACAGCTGTAAAACGCCATCTCTACCGGTGTAAACCTTTGCCATTACGCCACCGCTCGCAATGCCACTGTAACGCTGCTAACACCCGGACGCACAGCCTGGACCTGCGGTTCAGCGTCATAACGCCACTTCGTGCCCGGTGGTGCGTCAAGCGTTGATATCGTTCCAGACCAGCCCTCAAAGACCGCTGATGGCAACGTAAATGTTCGGAATGTGCCGAGCTGGCTGCTGTAATCAGTCAGGAATGATTCTGCGGATGCGTCTGGGACATTGGCATAAGACAAGTTCAGCGTGGCATTGACGCGCCGCGATCCATACAAGATGCGGACTTCTGCGCCTGACTGCGAATTAAACGTCTTGCTAGGAAAGTTCCCTGCAGTGAAGTCACGGCCAGTTGGCGTCAACGTTGGGAAAGCCATCACTCAAGAACCGTAAAGTTGCTCGGCGTCAAAACGTCCTTAGCCACGATGCTAACCCCAGAGGCATCAGTGGGCACTTCAACTGCGCTGATGGACACCAAACCAGCGTCATCCAAGGTCAGCTCTTCAATCTGATAAACGCTGTAGTCCGTATCGCCGCCCAGCAGGGTAAACAAAGTGCCATTGAATTTTGAGTCCGTAACAGCGTTGCCTGAAATCGTTAGTGGCGTTTCAATCACCGACTGCGTAGTTGGGTCGTAGACCAATGCGTCATACGTTCCATCCTTTACCGTCGTGACGCTCACCAGCGTTCCAGCATCCGTAATCGCACCGTTTGCCGCGGAGTTGTAGGTGCTGGCTTCTGTGATCACCCGGATGTAAGAGCCAGGCTGCACGCTTAAAGCGTCAGGGATAGTTTTAAAGCTGACAGTTTTTGTGACACGACGGCGAGTGCTCATCAAGAAACGTGCCGTCCGCAAAGCTTGGTCACGGTTGGTGCAAAACTCGCTCAGATCAAACGCCTGCTCTGTTGTTGCTTTTTGGCTGGCAGACAGATCAGCCCACTCCAACAACGCTGATGCCTGATATGGCAAGTCGTTTTGCACGGTTACGCGCCAGCTGACAAGGCCACGGATATTTGACCGCTGTGAAACATCGATGTATTGCAGCTGCAGTGAATCCTCAATGATGTTGCCAGCAGTGAAAATCTGCTGCACGCTTATAGGATCAAGGCTGATCTCATGGTTTGAATTGAACGGCAATGCAGGTTGCATTCCGAACCGACCGTTTTTGATCGTAAAATTACAGAGCTGTAGAGAAGCGTTGTCATACAAAAAGCTGCGGAAACTTTCGCTATCTTCAAGCACACCGTCATAGAAAATTCTATTTGCTCGCAAGAAACGAGCAGTTGTCCTCAACGCATCCTCGTCGATAAGTTCTGCTGGGACGACATTGCCAACGCCTTGCGTTTTGTTAGTTAGCAAGTAAAAAACAAGGTCAGCGAATAGGTTGCTTGGCTTATTGTCGTTTTCAATCAAGCGCCTGACAGGGATGCCAGTCTCTGAATAAAGCCTCAGCTGGTTGAGTGCTGCGATCTCCCCGCTCGACTTAACCGTAAAGCCAATCGTTGACATGGCGTCATAGTTGGCAGTTTCGTCATTTGATATGTATTCATTAACGTAAACAATTTCATGCTCTGGACCGGACTCATTGGATTTCGTAAGTTCGGTGTAATGGCTGCAATCTGAGACCTGCGAGTTTAGCTCAAACGCACGTTCGCCTTCCCTAAGCACGCCAGGGACAATAGTAGTTACTGAGGCAACTCGCAGACCAAACGTAACGCTGGAATAACGCGGGCCTAAGCCAGCAGCATAATTAACAAAATGATTGTTTACAGCTTTGGTTAGGTTAAAAGAATCTCCAACAGAAAAATTACCTGAAGAATTTGCAACCGTAAAAGAAACGTTTTCCCATAAGTAAATGTCGCCGCTGTTTGCTGCTACATACTTTGGACCGACTGTCACCCCTAAAACGCCTGGGCGCGATGTCGCTTGAATCTGAATAGTAATGGTTTTCCCTCCACCAAGATTAACCTGATCCGTTGCAGATACTGTTGATCCTTTATTGTTACGAGCGGCGCCAAGATATTGCGTATAAAAAGCATGTTTAAATAGATAAGGGTTACCGCTACTAGATGAAGAGCCGTTAACGCTTAACGATGTGGGTCTATTGGTTGTGGTTAAAGTTGTCGATCCAGATGGGTCGGTAAATAGTTCACCGTTTTCCCTGATCTGGCTAATAGCAACTTCTTTGCCTTGAGTTGTGATCCTAAAATCTCCATAAGGCGTTCCGTAATCAATGCCAACTGCTGTCCCGGTGTATGGAGTGCCCTCTGTTGAATCGAGCACTGTCACAGTATTCGTGGCAATGCTGTTAATGGCGATATCTGAACCTGTACGAGGGATCAACCGATATTCATAAAACCCCTTTGTCCTTGGGCGAATTCGTAGATAATTGTTTTGGTTAATCGGTGCGCTACCTTGCACACAAAAGACCTTAGGTATGCGGACAAAAGTGTTTTGCGGTTGGCCATACTCTTGGACAGGACGAACCCAAATTGAAAAGCAGGATGAACGCTTGAAGTATTTATCCATGCGTGGCGTGGACAAATTAATGTCGTCCTCATCCAGTTGAAACAACTTGGTAGGCGAGGGGATAGCGTTGAAGTTGCATAGCCCTGAAGCACGATTCCAGACTTGACTTCTGATGCCAAGTTCAATTACTTCAGCGTCCCTACGCACTGGACGAATTGTTGCAATGTTCAGACGACACACGTTATAAAACGCCGCCCCACAATGCTTGTTTGGGTTAAAAGTGTCACCTTCGTATCCACCAAGAGGCTCCTCAACAGCTCTCCTGCCTGGAATACCAATCTCAGCCACCCCTAAAACAGCGACACACTTGAAGGTGATAAAAATTTGGTCCCCAGTATTATCTCTTTTTTCGACGATCCAAGAGCTTGAGCCAATAATCCATCTCGTCCCAACGACCAGCAAATCAGACGCCCGTTCGCGCCAACCCTTGGCGGTATTAACAAGATCTTTAAGGTTTACCTCTGTGCCATCAAAGTCATCTTTTTCAAGGTCTTCCCATTCTTTGTCTCTGTTGTCAATTTCAAAAATTGCCGTATCTCCATCGTTGATAGATACGATCGTTTTGTTTTCATGTTTAGTGCTGTTATGTTGCACAAATCCCATATGGCGTGAATAAGCTCTTCCGACGCCAGGCTGCCCCGCTTCCTCACCTGAAATGTGCAAGACATCAGCCAAGCTGCCAGCAATCTTGCGGCGTTTTGCTTGTATTTCGCGGCGAGCTTCTACATTGTCAGGCCCCAACGTAGATACAAAAGGTGCGCTGATAATTTCCCAGTTGAAGCGGTATGCGCTGCCATTGTGGATCGGTGTGCTGGTTCCAAATGTCGTATCCCCGCTTGGGGTATAGGCCATTGAAAAGCCGTTGCTAAATTGGCCGTCATCTGTTGGAGCGGTAAAGATTGTTCTACCAACCGTGCCAGTAGCACCAGGGCCTTCAGTGCCATGCAGCAACTTGGCAGGTCGATTGCTGCCTTGCTCTGATGACCAGTACAACGCAAAGTCTTTGTTGCCCAAAGAATTAAGTGCCGCCGTTCCAATCAAAATTCCAGCAAGGTCTGGCTCGTCTACCCCAAATTCACCCGCGACATAAACGCCTTCAAATGCTTGGTATGCGCCATATGCATAAAGCCGACTCCATACCAATGCAGGCGCAAGAATCAGGCCGCCTGTCAAGACTCCATCTAGTCCAGTTCCACGCTTGCCAAATGGGATTGGGATTGGCTGATTAAGCTCAGCGAGACTTGAGATATTGTCAAAATTAGTCGCTTGATTGAAGCGTGTTGGGCCAATTTGATCCGCAAGTTTTCGCCCTCTTACCCCACGCTTGCTTTGCAGAGGCTCAACAGTAGGAGCCTTTGGTGCAAGTAATACGCTGACTGCTGTTGACGCAAGACCAATCGCAAGGCTGACAAGAACCGTAGTGATTGATATGGGTTCATTTACAATTTCAGGTATATGGTCATACTCAGCTGGCCGCACTCGTTGGCGCGACATTGCATGACGAATTAACTCGCGATATTCATCCTCACTGCAGCCAATCGCTTGTATTAATGACTTTTCGTACGGTAAGAGCGGCGGATTGTAAGGTACTCCGCCGGTTTCCAGTCCACTGCGGAGATTGAGCTGTTGATGTAAAGGACGCCACTCTGCCATATGACTCCGAAGGCCAACGGCCTAACGCCCAACAAGACTATGTCCCCATCATAACTGGGCTGTTCAACCCGGTCACAGAAGACATTCAGCTCCCTTAAGACCTCGCGTGGCGTCATCCCGTACCAAACGCCCTTCACTCCCGGATTTTTAATGCCCAGCTGCTCTAGGGCATCGATCACCAAATGGATGCAATCATCCTTGCCGTAGCTGTACTTACGGCCTATCAGATCACTACACACTGACTTGAGAGGTGAATGGAATATTGCCGACCTGCTGCCGATACAAGCGACGGCCTGGCACATTTGCCTGAACAGCGTCTAAAACTGAATTTAAGCTGATCTGAATTGCGGTCTCGTCCCAGCCGCCTGCTGAACACGCACCAAAATACTCATACAACGTCTTCTGTACGGCATACGTTGACGAGTCCCATAGAACTGTCGTCACCTTGGCGACATACACGTTGTCGAGCGCTTCAACGACAAAGTTGCGGGTGATCTCGGCGTTTGCGAACTGCAGCGTTGCGTTTAAGTTGTCGCCTTGTAATGAAGCGACTGCTCCACTAAAGCCAAACGGCAAAAACGAATAAATGCCGACGTTCTGGCCAACCGCATAATTTTGAAAGTGGTACTGGTTCAAGCCACCAGTTGGTCCGACATCAAGCAGGTGGCCGTAAGTAAATTCCATCAGAATGCCAAGCTCCTACGAACAGCAGTTGAATTTTGCAGTGATCTCATGGTCCGGCGTTCGCCTTCTGTTGCACCGCGTTGAGCAGCTTGCTGCATTCCCTGCTGGAACTGCTCTGCTGTCACATAGTCCACATTATTGATCCGTTCCACCGTGTAACGGACATCGATTGCCGCACCGCCAACAGCTCCCACCCCGTCAGTATCAGCCGCGCCACCGCTTGCAAGTCCACTAGATGCGCCGCCTGTCCGTTGATAACGATTCATCGCTGCCTTCATCCCCTCGTTGCTTACAACTTGGCCAGACCGGCCTGGGACAAACAACTCAGGGCCACGCTCGCCAACGATATAAGGATTGCCGCCAGCAACAGGGCCACCATCGGCCTTAAAAAGCCTGCCGAGGGCGCCTCCTAGTCCGCCGCTCCCACCGCTGCCAAGGCTATTAAAGAAAGTATTCAGGCCAAATTGTATGAGAGTTTTACCAATGTCCTTGAGCACACCTTGAGCAATGTCAGCAAGGCTCTTAGTCCCATCAACTGCGGCCACTAATGAGTCAACAATTCCGCTTTGAATGCTGTCACCAATTGACTTGTATAGGTTTCTCATTTTTTCCGCCTGCTGCTCTAAGGCATCATCTATTTTTTGCCCCTCTGCAAATACATTTTCAAACACGTTCTTGACGCCATCCAGCCTAACTTCGTTAGACTTAGCAATTAAGTTAAGGTTTTCCGTCATAACTTTAGCTATATTTTTTTCATGCGCTATTTCAGCATCTCGCAATGCACGCCGCTCCTCAAGCGGCATCATTTGAGCTTCTATAATTCTTTGCTGCTCAATTTCTAATTTTAGACGTGATTTTGCAATTTCATCAGTTGAATGCGCTAACTGCTGTTGCTTCTCTAGCAAAGCATTCATTTCAACGGTTAAATCTTTTCGCTCGCGTAGTGTCTTTGTAGATCCTTTGCGTGTGCCTGCTCCCGAGCCAGCGGTTAAAGGTGGCAGCGTCGGCACCGTGGTGTCAACCTTGGGAAGATTTACAGCATCCATTCCAGCCAATCTGTCTTGCATCAAACGGAGAAGAATATCTCTTCGATTGCCGCCCATTTTTGCAAGCTGAGTAGATGCTTCCCGCATCCCTTCTAAGCCTCTGCCTCCAACGCCGGTTCCTTCAAAAAGCTCCGCCGCTCCTTGGACATTAAAAGGCAGCCTGCCGCCTTGGATTGCTTTTCGCGCAGACGCTGCCCCAGGGTTTGTCATCGCAAACATGAGGTCGTTGATTTGCGTTAAAGCATTATTTGTAAGATCAAAAATTTTCTTTAACATCGGCGCTAAAAGAGCGCCAAGAGCTTGCGCAATCCTTTGCACATTATCCACCAATGTGCTCAATTTGCCCGACAATGTGTCTGATTGGGAGATAGCACCGTTGGCATACATGCCGCCAGTGTCAGTTAATTTCTTCAGCGCAAACTCTGCTGCTTCAGCGCTTATTTGGCCTTTCTGCAGCGCCTTGCTAAATTCTTCCCCGGTCAAGTTGTATTCTTTTTTTAATACCCCGGCTAAATCAACACCACGCTCTTGCAGCTGCAGCAACTCTTCTGTTTGCAACTTTCCCTTCGCTTGGATTTGGCCAAACGCTGTTGTGATGCCGCCAAGGTCTGCTCCAGTTGCACCTGCGACATCCCCTAATCGCTTTGTAATATCAACCAGCTTTGTAGTCTCAACGCCGAAAGCCTTAAGGCGTTTAGCTGTGTCAATTAGCTCAGTGCTTGTAAATGGCGTAACTGCACCAAAATCTTGAAGCTCACTAATAATTCCCTTGGCAGTGTCCAAAGAACCGGTGAGAACCTGCAAACTTCTGGTTTGCTTTTCAAGCTCTGCCGTATTGGCAAAAACAAATTTGGCCGCTCCAGCCAAAGCTGCCGCAGTGACAAAACCTTTTACAGCGCCTGTCAATCCTTGAATATCAGACGCAGCTTTCTTTGCACTCTTACCTTGTGCAACAAAACGTCCTTTACTATTCCTCAAGCGTTGATTCATGCCTCGAGTGGCACTGTCAAGCTTTGTCGTCGCAGCCGTGACCCTCTTCAAAGGGTTAATGGCTTTGGAGGCGTCAACGATTAGCTCAATGGAAGACCTAGCCACAACCGCCTCAGCACTGCCCCAATCTTACCGCTGCCTCATCTTTGCGCGATGCATTGCTTTTTCCTGCTCTTCGTTTTTGACCTCGTAGAACGCAGCAAAATAAACAAGCTCCGCATCGGTCAGTTCCGTGCGAAGCCTGCTGACTGTCATGCCCAGCTCGCAGGCCAGATGGAACTCAAACAGAGTCCACTTGTCCTGCTTTAGTCGTTTTTTGCGTCTTCTAGGTCAACCTCTTCGGTAAGGCCAAACAAAAACAACTCAATGTCGTTCAGCACAGACTCTGGGAGTTTGCGTTGCAGTTTTGCCGCATCAGCAGCAGCAAATGCTTTTGTCCCATCCTCAAGCTCAGCCACTTGGCACAACATCTGCGTGCTCATGTCTAGGGCCTCTTCACCAGCTAGTGCTTGCGCTTTTTTGCGGTCTGCCCTGGTGATTGGCTTGAAGTACAAATCAACAATTTTTTCGCCTTGCTCGTTCATCAGCTCGAACCTACGACGCTGGTTAAGGTCAAACGCCCCAACCAGCAAGTCAACTGTCCGTTCAGTAATGGCCATTTAAGCAACACATTTGCTGCTTAAATATAGCCTTATTACTGCAGATTGAGAGTAATTGCGCCGCTGGTAATAAAGCTACAGCTAACAGTCACAAGCTCACCCGCTGTAGAGGTGACCTCCATGTCAGTAATAATGCCTGCAAAACTTGCAGAATCAGTGCCGGCGCTGGTGCCAGTGGTGAAAAGCTCAAACGTAGCGTCTGCAGTGTCTGCAGCGGTGATTACGTCCTCAAGAAATGCGGCTTGGCCGGTAGCGTCAGGATCATAGACAAGCTCAACAGTGCCAGAGCCACTGATCATGCTGCCGATAAAAGAACGAAAGGTGTCGCCTTGCTTGGTGGTATCTAGTGTCTCTTTTGTTGTTGTCAGGCTCCAGCTTCGAGTGCCAACAATCGTGGCGTTGCTGCTGCCTGCGGCGTCAAATTGAACTGCGCCTTGTTCGCCTCGAATAGTGGCCATGGTCAGAGTTCCTCGATGGATTCAAAGGTCACACGGACCTGGGTTTGAAAATAGCCCTCGGGTGCTGGTGAAGCCAGTGCCTCTGGACCGATTGGAGCGTCGAAGAAAACCCCCGACACGATCACCCTATTGTAAAGGTCTCGGATTCGTTTTCCAATAACGTAATTAGCGCCAGGGCCTACGCCTTTGGCAGAAAATATGTTCAGGACAACCAAGCCAACGATGCGGTTTTGGGCGCTTGAGGTTGACCCTTGGCCAAGATATTCACTGGACCCAAAACTTGTTAAACACTGAACCCATGAACTATTGGGCGTCGGCTCATAGGGCATGTTGTGGAACACAACCGGGATTGCAGGACTGCTTGCAAGTTCTGTGGCCAGCCTGCCCTCAATGGTTGCCCTAATGGTGTTGAGATCTGCAGCAGCCATCAGCCTCTCCTAATGATCTTTTGATACTCGCCTTGAGCCCATGGTTCAAGCTCTTTGCCGATCAATTCAGGGAAGCCAGCAACAATGCCCTGACGTGTTCTGAACTCGCCTTGCCAAGACGGCGGCAGGTTTGAGCCGTAGCAAACAGGTTCTGCATATTCCGTAATGTTTGTCACTTCGCCAACGTAAGGCTTATCAGTCCGGCTTTGCCAAGCGTTTTTTAATGTGCCTGTATCAACAGGCGTTGCTGCTTTAACTCGGCCTTCCCATTCAAGCGTTGTGACTCTTACAAGTTGACGGATCTGCCCGTCCATATAGTTGCCGATCTGATTTAGCGGAATTTCTCTTGCCATCACTATGCCCTCAGGATTAACTCGTAGGTGATAGCAGTGTTCTCCTGCTCTGTTGTCTCAACGCTGATGATCTGATGGACAACAGTGCTGATAACAACTTTGTCCTTTGTGCCAGGGGCTGAGTCCAAGTCTTTAGCAGCAACCGTCAAACGTTTGTCACCAGCTTGAACCAGCTCATTAGCCTCCCTTTTGACCACATCCTCAAGGATGCCTTTCACCTCGCTGTCGCTTGTGCTTTCACCCACTTCGCCTGTTGTTGCGTTGTAAGTGCCAGGCGTGATGAACCGGATTGTCACATCACCGCCAAACTTGCTGATGACCTTATCAGCGACATTGACCAGTGAAGTGGCAATGCTCATCAGAGGTTGTAAGCGAGGCAAGCACCGCTAGTCAGCGTGATGCTCGTAATGACTCCACAGATCTCAGTGTCAGCAACAAAAGTCTCACCTGCCAAGCTGTTGCCTGTTGCATTCTTGACGGTGATTGCACTAATTACGCTGTCTTCCTTGAAATAGATCTTGCTGAATCTGCCGGTGTGCGCAGCAGTGTCAGAGATGAACTCGAAGCCGCCTGATAGATCCTCGTACATGGTCAGCTCCGTTTGATTGCAATGTTGCCTGGTCCGCTAATTCTAAGGCCCGTCAAGTACCTTTCAAACATTGGTGGCACACGATCAGCACCAATTGCACCCGTCTTGTCAGGCGTCACGTCTAGGTTGCCGATCTTGACGTTCTTAAAGTCCTCAAGACCGCCGAGGCTGATGCCGTCCACGTTGTTTTTCAGGTAGACGGCCATCTCAATTTGGGCACGCTTGACCTGATCTGGAATCTCCGTGTCTGTGAAGTAATCGTCAGAAATGCGAAAAGGGAAGCCAGTCGCATACGTATTGACATAGGTATCCGGCTTACGAACGCCTGTGCGCGGCCATTGCAGAGCTTGCGTGTCTGTTGCCCGTGCTCCAAGGAATCGTTCACGGTCAAGCCTCTGTGCTGCTGCAGCTAGCGCACGATTGCGAGTGTCATCATTGCCCGTTGTCCACTTGGAAACAT